CCGTCCGAGTTGCCGGAACTCGTTGTACTTGATGTTCCACGTGGCGCTCGGTCCGACGTCGCCGGTATGGCCACGGGTGCCGACGAGTGGCGTCGCCTCATTCTCGGACCGGATCACGATGTTGCGCGTCAGATTCAGGACGCGCGGCCGGAGCTTCACCACCCCCTGCGGATCGGCGATGTTCAGGTGCTCGAAATCGAGTGGCTTACTGAGCGTGATGACGCGACCGGCGATCGCCGTCACGAACAGACGCGCCTCGCGACGACTCAGCGTGGCACTGGTGCTCACGCCGTTGCCGGTAATCATCGGCTGATCGGTGTCGGGCGGCAGCACTTCGTCGCCGATCTGCCAGCCGACCGGATCGGCCGCGAGCTCGATCTGGGTGTCACCCTTCGAGAGATGGCCCTGCGCCTCGACCCAGGCCGTCTTCGCCGCGCCGACGCGATCCTGGTGGCCGAAGTTGAGGAGCCCGTTTCCCCATTGCACCGGATCGCGCACGAGGTCGATCGGCACATTGCGGATCGTCAGCGTGACGTGCCGGCCGGCCGGAATCGGATCGGCGTCGGTGCCGCAGTCGAACACGCCGCCGGGGAGAATCACGAACAGGGTAAATCGCACCGTCGTGTCCGCCGCCCGATCGCACCGCAACGTGCCCGAGACTTCGATGTAGTCGAACGTCGAATCGGGCGCGAGCGTGACCGTCGATCCCGGGTTCACGTGGAGCACGCGCGCCGCGTCGAGCAGCCGCGGAACAAATTCCGTCGCGCCCAGACGGATGCGATCCGCCTCGACGACCGTCGCCATTACATGCGTCTGGGCGCTCACAGGCGCCGCCAGCAGCAGCAGCCAGGCCAGGACACTCCGAGTCATTTCACTCCTCCATCCTGATCCGTAGTCGTTTCAGGAGCTTGCGATCGTTCGCCGTCAGATCGAACAGCACGCGGCCGGGCGCTTTCTTGACCGGCACCGGGATCGGGCTCGCATCCACGCGCGTCCCCCACGCCGCCACATGGTCACAGGCGGGACAGATCGGCGGCAGCGTGCCGCCTGGGTGGTCGTACGGTTCGCGGCAGTCCTGATGCCGACACCAATACCGAGCCACGGCACCGTCAGCCTTTGTCTTTCTCTTGTTCCTTGCCGGTGACGGTCAGCGTCTTGTTCGGATCCGCACCCTTGTAGGCGAGCTCACTCGTCGACGACAACGCCAGTGGGCTCATCCGCAGATACCCCGAGATGATGCCAATCAGCGCGCTCGCCAGCTTGATCCGCGAGAGCCAGACCGCCTCGAGGCCTGGGAACGCCGCCTGCACCAACCCGAACTGATCGCTCAAGAGCACGAGCACCGGCCCGAGAATCCCGACCCACCAGATCGCCCCATCGCGCGAAAAGTTCACGACTGTCCCTCCGGTTTGACATCCCACTCGTGACCGCACTTCGAGCACCAGGCGCAGTGGTGCAGATCGATCTTGATGACGTGCTGCCCGCGCGCGTTCTTCGCCTGGCAGACCGGACAGACCGCCTCGGCTTCGCGCATCGCCCGCACCGCCTCAGAGAAGTTACCCAACGTGGAAATCCTTCAGGAACGCGCGGAACGCCTTCGCGTCCTCGAGGTACTGCCGCCAGAGCTCGGCCTTCACCTCGGCTGGTTGTCCCTCGATCGCCAGCTTCACGATCTCCGCGACCGTATTCGCCAACTGCAGCGCCGCTGTCAGTGGATCCATCGCTAAGGCCCGCACTTCAGCAGATGGCCGGCGAACTCGGCGCCGGCGCCGATCAACAGGCCGGCCGCCCGCTGGGTTTTGGTGTGTCGGTGTGCTTCGCCGCGGAGTTGTTGCGTGCCCCATGAGAACGTCCAGCCAAGACGCAGCCCCAGGTCGTACTGCGACACCCCGATCACGCTGTTCATCGAATGGCCGCTCGGCATCCCGTCAGCGGGACAATCGAGACACGGCCGCGCCGACCGGACGAAGTGCTTGATCGCGAGCGTCGACCCGTTGCCGACGAGCTCGCTGATGCCGATCTGCCCGAGCCGGCACCACCGCTGATCCGAGCGCCAGGCCGAGACGACGCCGATCGCCGGATTGACCGCGGCGGTCCCGTAGCTCACCCAATCGGCCCACTGGACGACGGGCGCCTGCGCGAACACGACGCGAGGCCACAAGAGGAGCAACAGCCCGACCGCGACTCTCAGCGACCCCACAGGCGCATCTCCCGTTGTGCCGCAGCCAACGACAGGCGGCCGGCGCACACGTCGCGGTGTAGTCGGTTTTCCTGCCGGTCCTTCACGCGGGCCTCGGCGATCGGTTGCGGCCAGAGGTTGCGGACGTCATCGGCGCCGCCGAGCTCGCGAGGGATTAAGTGGTCGAACTCGTACGCCCGCCGGTCCGCCCACGGAATGCCATACGCCCGCGCGACGCGCCGTTTCATCGCCACCGTGACGTGACGGCGATCGAGCCCCCACCTGGTGGTACAGACCTGCGTGGTCGAGAGTGGCCGCGTGACGCCCGGGCTCTGCTCCGGGTTCGGCAGGGTCAAGGCGAGGGCGAGTACGAGCGCCGTCACGGGATCGCCACCAGCGACACCGGCCCCGAGCCGAGCACCGGCAGTCGCACCGTGCCGGTGCGCGCCTGTTTGAGCTTGGCGAGGCTCGTCGAGAGTTCCACCTGTTGCGCGTCGAGGTTCGCGAGCGCCTCGAGCAGCACCGGTAACGCCCCGATCAACGTGCCGACGTTGTCCTCAATGCGCTGGAGCCGGGCGAGTGCCGCCGCGAGCTCGTCCGACGGCACGGGCGGCGCATCCGGCGGCGGTGGCGGTGGCGCGCTCTGCCCCTCCGTCCAGAGGATGGTGCCATCGGGCGGATAGATCGCCTCGACGACGCGCGTCCGTTCGCGCACCGTGAAGTCGGCGCCGAGCCGCGAGTTCCCCGCGACGACCATCACGCCGACGTGCTCGCCAGGCTGAAATACGTGACCGTTGAACGGGCCGAAATCGCGCCCCTCGACAAACCCCGCCACGAATCCGGCCGGATCGTTGCCTTCCGGCTTGTCGATCTGGTTCGGGCGCAACCGCTCCATCCCCGCCGCGACCCATTCGCCGTTGATGTGGGCGAGAATCCAGACGGTCGCCTCCTGCGCCGCGTCACCGAACGGCACGGGCGGCCAGATGCCCTGCTTCGTGTAGCGCAGATGCAGACTGCCCGGCCGAAACGCGAGCTCAGTAATCTCGGCGGTCGCCGGGAACGACAGCACATCGTCCGGACCGTTGATGATGCGAACATGCTCGAGCGGAATCCCCATCACGCACCCTTCTAGCGTCGTTGTCGCTGTTCCTGCCGCATTTCCTGCAACTGAATAATCACTTCGGCGAGCCGATCGTTGACGCGCTGCAGTTGCTGGTCATGCACGTCCTTCCGCACATAGTCGCCGCGCTCCGACTCGAGAATCGCGACCGACCGCCAGCTATAGCCCGCGGCGAAAATCGACGTCACGAACCCGATCGCGATCACCGCTTGCCCGATCATTTTCATCGGCGGCGTTTGATCGCTCGACCGGCGTCGCTCGTGCCGGCGCTCGTCGTCGTCGTCGTAGCTCGTGATCGATGGCATCGGCCGTGATCTCCGTCCTGAAAAAAGACACACCGTGACGGCAGCGTGTTGTGTAGGCTGCAGTCCTACATGCGAGAGCGTCTGTTCTGGTTCGTCCTCATCGTGTATGCCGTCCTAGTCGTGACCGCCGTCATCGTCGAGGTTCTGACTCGGCCGCCAATGGCAAAGCCACACCCTCCGCTTTCGCTGCCGCAACAAGATCCGCGAGCGCCGCGGCCTGCGCCGCTCGAGCTCCCGCCGTCGCCACCGCTCCGGTCGCGGGCGTTTTCGGGACCGGCGATAACACCCGCCGCAATGCCGACACGCCTCGAGGCGTATACAGCAGCTTCGCCAGCGGCCACGACGCCACCGTCCCGCCGACGTTGAACACCGTCAGGTTGTGCGCGGTGCCCGAGGGGTTCGGGTTTTCGGCCAGGCGCTTCGCCAGCAGGAAGAAGTGATTCAGCGCCTCGGCCTGCCCCTGTGCCGGAAAGAGGAGCCGCTTCGTCTCCGGCCCGAGCCGTTGCCAGTCCGCCCAGAGCCGCGCCGAATGACCGAATCCGCCCTCCTGCCCCGCGAGCTCGAGCGCCTGGTGCAGCCACGCCCGCGCCACGTCGGCCATCTGGTCGGGGGCGATCGCCTTCACCCGTCGCAGTAACCGGATCCCGCTGTCGCCGGGCGCCGTCAGTTGCCGGAACGCTTGCACGGGTTCCTGCCGCAGCGTCTCGAGCACATCGCCGGCCTGATACTTCCCGCGCGTCGCCGCGCGCCCACGCTCGAGCGCCAGCTTCGCGTCGGGCGCCTGCGCCTCGAGCGCCATGTTGATCGCGCCGTCGACCTGTTTCGCCGCGTACGCCGCCGCGCCTTTCCCGGGCCCGCGGAGCTCGAGCACGTCCGATCGCGACATCGCTTTGAGATCCGACAACACCGCGTCCGCCGTCGACACCGGCGCATGATCCGGCCCCGTGATCAGCCGATCGAGCGCGCGCAGCGCCTCGGCCTTGCCGCCCATCAACGGCGCGAGCGCGCCCTCGCGCTTCAGTCGCTCGTAGACCGGCGTCAGGGTTTCCTTCGCCAGTCGGAGATCGACCGGCAGCGCCATCTCTTGCGTGAGTTCCGGCGCCGCCGCGCCTCGCGTCCCCGGTTTCTGCCAGCCCTTCGACACGGTCAGATCGCCGGCCAGCCGCTTGCGGGCCACGTCGAGCGCCCCGCGCGACAGGCTCGTAAAGTGCCCGCTCTCGAGCGACGCATCGATCGACTTGACCATTCGCGCGCCGGATTCATTGGAGCCCGACGCCTGCCCAATGTCCCGATAGACGTTCGCATTACCGACGCGCCGCGTGTAGGTCGTGCCGCTCGACACGCCGGCCTCGTCCTGCACCAGCTTGCCCGACTGGTACGGCTGCGCCTCGAGCTCGTCGCGGATGTTCCGGAGCTCGTTGATCTCCGCGTCTGTCAGCGTCGCGCCGGCGAGTGAGGCTTTCTGTCGCGCTTGCCGCGCCGCCACCACCGACGAGTCCTCTGTCTTCGGCACTTGCCCCGAGATCCGGCCTTCGATGTCTCGCACGCGGTCGTACGCGAGATTGGCTTTGTCGTGCAGGCTCCGCATCACTTGCGTGATCGTGCCGCGCACCGACTCGCCGGCTTGTTCTGGTGTCACGACACCCGGTCGCGCCTGGTCCGCGAGCTCGCCGCCGACCCGCGTCAGCGCGTCCTGTTGCCGCGCGATCAGATCCGACGCCGTGCCTTCGCCGCCCATCGAGTTGGCGACGCGCTTTTGTGCCGCACGCAATGTCCGCGAGCCGGTCGCCGTCGCCGCATCGAGCGGAACCCCTCGAGACTCCGCGAAGGCATTCGACGCCGCTTCCGCGGGATTCAGTCCACCGCGCGCCGGCGCCCCCATGACCGGCGCCGCCCGCCGAGCCGCGGCGAGTTCCGCCAACCGCTGCGGCGCAAACATCGCGAGGCCGATCCCGACGGCATCGCCACCACCCGCGGCCCACTTGCCCGCCTGGAGCTCGTCGCCGGCCTTGTCGACCGCCGGCCCGAGAATCGGCGTCAGGTAGTTGACGAAGTGCACGGCGGCCATACCGTAGTTGCCGCGGTCGTACTCGGCTTTGGCGCGGTCGTAGAGCGCGCCCTGCGCCTTTCCGAGCGCCTTGACGGTATCGATCGGCCCGACACTGCCTCCAAGAATTTTCGGAAAGGCCGAGGCGACGGTTTGCACTGCCGCGATCGGGTTGACCTGGTTGAAGACGTGGCGGCCGAACTCGAGCAGCGATGGAACACCTGACGCCTGCGCGAGAAATCCCGAGCTCTGCGACACCACCGGCCGCCCCTGCTCGTCGCGCTCGTTCGCGCTCCGAAACATGGGTTCCGGCACGACGCCCCCGATCGGCACGACGGATGGCGCCGCCGGCGCATCAGGCACGACCCCGCCGATCGGAATTACTTGATCCTGATCCACTGGGTACCGTTGAACTGCTGCAGCGCGTCGGGCGGATAGCCGGGACCGACCAACGGTTTCGTGTCACCCTTTTGCGGCGCAGCACCGGCCGGCGGTGGAGGCGTCGCCGGTGGAGGCGTCGCCGGTTCGGCCGGCCGTCGGTCGATGCCGTTCCCAGGCACCATCGGCTCCTGCGTGTTCCGCGCGGCGTGCCGGATCTGCATGTTGTAGCGACCCTGCGCCGTCATGTCGAGGATCGTGCCCTTGCCCCACCAGTCCTGCATCGACTTCTCGGCCACCGCCCGCGCTTCGTTCGTCGGCGTCAGACCGCCTTGCTCGATCGTCGCGATGTCTGACGTGAGTTGACCGATCTGCCCGGTGAGTTGGTTCGCGAGCGAGGCCGCCGCGGGCCCCTTCAGCCCGTCACGCGCCGCCGCCAGGTTGATGCGACTGAGCGGCCCAATGCCGAGGCCGTCCCATTGCTTCGCGAGCTCGTCGACCTTGTCGTACATCGCGAGGCCCGAGCGGATCGACTCGTCGAGGCGGACCTGCTGCGCGCCGTTCATGGTCGCATTGAGCCGGAGCTGCGCTTTCCACTCCCGCTGCGCGCGAGAGAGATCAAACGGCGGTTCCCCGTTCGGCCCTTTCTTCGCGAGCTCCGAGGCAATCGCCGCCGCGGCCGGTCGGCCGTATTGCGAGATGTCTGGCGGATGCTGCGCGACCCGGATCTGCGCCGCGATCGCTTTCGGATCGATGTCCGCATACAGCGCGTTCATACCGCCGAGGATCGGCGTTTTCTGCGTCGCGTCGGTGTGTTCCTTCGTGAATTTCGCGGTTTCCGCCGACGACAGATCCGCGACCGGCTTGCCGAGTTCCCGCGCTTTGCGCGAGAGATAGTCCGCCAGATCGCCAGCCTTCGGCGGCGCGACGGGCGGCGCCTGCGGGGGCGTCGCCGGCCCGTACGGCTGATTGGTTTCGCCGCTGAACCGCACCCCGTTGACCGTATAGTCCGGTTTTTTCTCCGGCACGCTCATGCCAGGGATCGGCGTGTTCGTATCCGGGTTGAACCCGCGCTCGCCTTCCTTCAGAATCACCGGCTTCGCCTGCAGCGCCCGATGCGCCGCGATCACATCGGTGATCGCTTCCGGCTTGCCCAACTGCGACACCGCCGCAAACGCCGCGCGCGCGTCGAACGTCGACGGATCACCCTCTGGCCCCATCGACGCCGCGAGCCCCGCCCGTACGGCCGCCTGATGCTCGAGCGTGGCCTTCCGCGCCGCGTCCTGCGCGACCTGGTCCGCCTGCGCGCGGGCGTCCGCATTGCGCGCAAAGCCGATCTGCTCGGCCTGCCGCGCTTCCTGCAGTTGCCGGATCCGCTGTTGCTCACGATCGGCCATCGCCCGCGCCGGTACCTGCGACGCTCCCGCGACGAGGTTGCCGTAGAGCGCGCCCCGGTTCAGTTGCCGGCGGCCCGCGTTCTCGGCGAGTTGCTCGAGGATCTGCGCGACGCTCACCGACTGCCTCCCGCCAGGCCTGCGCCGGTCTGATTCAGATCCTGCAACCGCGACCAGTAGTCGATCTCGCTGTTTCGCTTCGCCGTGAGGTTCGTCAGGTAGTCGCTGAGCGTGCGCGCGTTCCCGGTCAGATAGGTGTTGACCCGGTTCGCGAACGTGCCCTGGTTGTCGTTCGCGTTGACCGTCCGCGCGTTCAGATCCATGCCCGCCGCGTCGGTGAATTGCTTGTACTTCTGCACGTACGCGTCGTAGGTGTTGTTTCGGAGCGTCTGGTACTCGTTCGTCGCGTAATCCTGCGCCGAGCGGTCGAGCGCCTTGAGCGTGCCGCCGTTGAGAATCGTGCCCTGCGCGGCGTACCGGCGCGCGCCGGCCTTGAGCCGCTCATCGAGCCGCGCTTGATACCCAGGCGAGGCGTAGAGATCCTCGACGGTCGGGTTCTGATAGTCGCCGCCCGTCCACGTCGGCGGGACATACGCCGGCAGCGGGTTGTACACCGGCACGTTCGGATCGCTCACATACGGGGCCGGCGCCGAGCCGAAGCCCGAGGTCGGCACCCCCTGCGGCACGATCACACCGCCCCCGCCATCGGTGGTCGTCGTGGTGCCACCGCCGCCGCTCGTCGGGGCCGGCGCCGGCGCCGGCGCCACATAGTTCGTGTCCGCGACGAACATCGCGAGGTTCGGATCCCAGATCGCGCCCACCGGCGCATTCGTCGGCGCCGTGCCACCCGGATCCCAGGTCGACGCAAACCCTTGATAGGCGTCCGCCGGTCCCGGCGCCGGCGCCGGCGCGTTCTGCGTCCACCAGTCCTGTGCGCCGCTGGAGTACGGATCTACGCCTTCGTCTTGTCCGATTTTCATGCTGGCACCGCTCCCAAGCTGAGATAGTGCTGAACGTCGGCTTGTCTGACTTGTTTGATCGAGCCATCCGGCGCGCGCAGCGACACGGACCCACCGCCGTCGCTCACCGGCGTCGCGCCTTTCGCTTGATAGTGCGCCACCTGGTCGGCCGGCACCGGCTTCACCGAGCCATCCGGCGCGCGCATCGGCACCGTCCCGCCCGTGGCGGTCGGCGTCGTCGCGCCGCGATAGCCCTGGCCCACGCCGTCACCGGTCGAGATCCGCTGTTGGTTCCAGTCCGCCCCGGTCGCATCAAAGCCGCCGTGCTGCGCGTTGACGCCGTACCAGTAGCGCGGATCGTCGCTGGAGTTGCTCGCCTTCAGGAGCGCGTCAACCTTCGCTTTGTCGGCCGGCGAGAGTTTGTCGGCCCACGCAATCGGATCGCCGAGATCCCCACCACCGGACCGCCCGCCGACCGTCGCATAGCCGGGCCCCGCGCCGGCGCGCGCCGGCAGCGCGAGCAACGAGGCCATGCGGTCATTGCTGTTCGTCCCGTTCGCAATCCACGGCGCGATGCGACCCTGATAGTCGCTGTACCGCTGCACGTCTTGCGCGTCGAGCCGAGTTTCGCGCGCGCGCGTGTAGGCGTCCTTCTCTTTCTCGTACGCGAGCGCCTCCTCGAGGTACCGCTGCTGCGCGTCTGACGCCTTCCCCTGCGCGTTCGCTTCGATCAGCCCGCCCACCAAGCTACCGGCCACCGGCAGGCCGTAGCGAAGAATGTCGGCGTAGCTGAGCCCCTTCGTGCCGGCCGCCGCCGCGGCGCCCGCGAGGCCCGTGCCGACGCCGACGCCAGATCCCGCACCAGCCGCCCCAGCGCCCGCCGCGGCAGCGCCCATCGTCGAGCTACCGGCGATGCCGGTCGCCGCGCCACCCACCACGCCGCTCCCGCCCGCCGCGGCCCCACCGCCCGCCGCCGCACCGGAGAACACGCCGGCCGCCCCCATCGTCGCAATCGTCGCTGCCGCCGCCCCCGCCACGAGCAGCGTGTTCCGCAGCTTGTGCCCGATCGGGTTGAAGTTGCCGTGATCGTCGATCTCCATGTTCGATTCGTCGACCACCACGCCGTTCGCCTGCGCCATCCGCTTGATCGCTTCGCTCTGACTCTCCGTCAGCGTCGGATGCCCGGGATCCTGGCCCCACGCCCGCATCTGGTTTTGGTACCACGGCGTCGAGCGCATCCAAATGTTGACCTGGTCGATCGTCGCTTCCGACGGTGTGCCGTAGCCGAGATTAGGGTTCGCCATCAGATCACCCGGTACGTGAACGAGAAGTACATGGGCTGATTCGTGACGTCGGCGCTCGTCCACTGCAACGAGGCCCGCCCGTTCGCCACGTCGCCGAACACCGCCGCACACTGCCCCGCGATCGTCGGCGTGACGCCGCTGCCGGCGCATTCGTTCGCGTTCGCCAACGCGCTGGCAATCGGCAGCGAAATCCCGAGCGTCGTGAGCGTCGCCCCGGCGACCGGATCGACATCGACGCGGCCCGACACCGTGACCGAGCTCCCGACCCGCAGGTACTGGCAACTGAACGCCGTCGAGGCGCTCAGGTTCGCGACGTTGAACAGCGTCGGGGTGTAGATCCCCGCGCTGAGCGTCGCCACGTCCGCGAGCGGAATCGTCGCCACGCTCGAGGGGGTCGCGATCCCGAACGCCGTCGCGATCTTGAGATACCCGCTCGCCAGTGCCCCGAGGTTCTGCTCGGCCGCCAACACGCCATTCGAGCGCGACACCCAGTACGGCGCGTCGATCGGCGCCAGGTCGCCCACCGCGCGACTCAGGTTCCGGAGCAGAATCCGCCCGATCTCCGTCACCTGTCCGGTCAACGGATCGAACAGCTTGTCGTTCGCCTGCGGCGTGAAGGCGGTATTCGGCATCAGACCGCCCGCCCGGGCGTGAACCGCAACCACGCACCCGGCCCGATCACCCGCTTGACGGGATCCGTGATCACCACTTCAAACACGAGCCGATCGACGCGCGCGCGACCCAGGCGCGTCCAGAACGTGCGATCGTCGTACTCACCCATCGGCCCCAGCGTCGAGGTACCCGCGCTGAACCACGTTTTCGCGAGATCCTTCGAGACAAAGAGCTCGGCCTGTGGATCGCTGCCTTGCCCACTGTTCAAGCCGACGCCTGGCTCGACGCCGAGCTCGAAGGCGTCGAGAAACGCCCAGGCATTCTCTTGGCCCAGATACGGCGCGCGCCGACGCATCCGCAGCACCTCGCCGTCGTTGTCGTACGCCTCGAGGTCGAGCGCCCAGATCGCGCCGCTCACCCGCGAGCCCACGACATGCAGTTGCCCGACGACCGCGTGCCCGCGGACCCGCCAGGCTTCCTCGAGGCCCAGGCTCGCGTTGTAGCGCCGCCGGTGGTGCCACGCCTGCTCCGTTTCATCGAAGACCACGGTATCGCCCGTCGTCCCGAGCGACGGACAGGTGAGCGCATAGAACAAGTGCCCATCCTGCTCGTACGTGAACGCCTCCGCATCCGCCAATGTCGTCGCGGTGCCGAGTTGCGCCTCGATCGCGTGCGTCGAGATCCGCGTGCCGGCGTACCCGTCCAGACGGTAGACCGACGGAGAGCTCCGGCTGCTTTTCCCGAGCCAGCGGAGCGTATTGACGCCGACACTCACCGACCAGGCCGCCGCGCAGCCGATCTGAAAGAGCGAACCCTTGATCGGTTGAAACGGATTGTCCGCGTCGCCGACGTCCTCGTAGGCTTCGCTCGTCTCCGAGCCGAACAGCCAGATCCGGTTATTCGCGCAGGTCATGGCGACGACGTGATCGCTCGCCGTCGAGCGCGTGAAGAAATCGAGCGCGTCCCAGACCGTCCCGTTTTCAATCGCCGAGAAGTAGGTGATCAGGCTGTCCAGTTCGCTCAGAATGAAATAGCCATCCAGGAAGCCGATGTGCACCGGCGGTCGCGTCAGTGGCAGCGCAATCGCGCCGCTCAACACGTTCGTCACCAGGTTCAGGATCCGCAGTTCCCCGCCCCCGACGATCGCGAGCTGTGAGCCACCGTCGCCATTGCTCGCGAAGGACACCGGCAACCCGTTATTCGGAATCGTGCCCCGCGCGGTTTGTGTGTACGGACCAAAGGTGAGCTCGTACAAGGTGTCGCCGACCACCGTCCACGTCCGCCCGTCCTGATGGAAGACCCCGCGGTTGACACTGGTCGCCACGGTGCCCAGCGCGCGGAGGCCCGGCGTGCCGAGTTGATAGGCGCGCTTCGCGTTCCCTGCCGCTTCGACGGTCGACCGGAAACAATTCACCGAGAGCTCGGCATCCATCGCCACCGACCGCTCGACGTTGCTCCCGCCGCAGAATGCCGTAAAAGGAGGCATCAACCCTCGATCGACCCGACCAGCCCAGAGGCGGTATTGCCGGTGGTGCCGTTCCACGTCGTCGTTGCGTTCCCTGAATCGTTGTTCTCCAACCAGGCATAGAAGTGCCGGCCGACGGCCGGATAAATCGCCAACTGCACGACCATCTCCGCGCCGGCCCCGGCCGTCCCCGGGAAATAGGACCGTCCGCCGACTTGATTGGAGGAGTACGTCGTGGTCGAATCCTCACCAATCCCAATCGACCACAGCGCGGGCACGTTATTGTTCGACGACGCGGACACGAGCCCGGCGAGCGCGAGTCGCACCTCGGCCACACCGATCACCACCTCGACTTGATTGGCGACGGCACCATTCGCCTGCCGAGGCGTCGCCGTGCTATAGGGCCATGTCGCCGTCGCATCCGCGACGCGCAGAACCCGCGGCACCCGGTTGTAATAGTTCCAGACGTACCGCTTCGCTTTCGAGTCTTCCGTCTGCCCACTGACGCCGGTCGTACGGAACGAGCCGACGTACCGCCGCGTCAGCGCACCTGTTTTGACGAGGATGCCGTCCTGCAGCACGAGCGCCGTCGCCCGCGTCGTATCGTTCGTCCAAGCGAGGAGCTCGAGCGCCGGCGTGCCGCTGTTGTTGAACACGAAGACGTCGTACATCTGGCTCGTCGTCGCGGGCACCGCAATCGACAATTCGGCAAACGAGAAGACGGCCCACGCCGAGCCGCTATAGAGCCCGATGAGGTTCCCGGCGTACGGGGTAAACCGCAGCGTCGTCGCCGCGAGCACGTCCCCTGTCGTCACCGGCAGGCCCGCCGTCAACGTCAGCCGGCCTTGGCAGACCGAATAGGTGCCCGCCGGCACCTGAAACGTCGGATCCGCCGAGGCGCCATTCCCGGTGAGCACCGTCCCGGCGGCCCCGGCTGCGGTCGCCCCGAGCGAGAGCGCGCCGGTGCCGAGCACCACGCCGTGATTCGCCAGCGCCGCGAAATCGACGCCGCTCACCAACACCGGATCCTGCTGCCACAGCGGGTTGCCGAGCGCGTCCGTCAGGACGTACTTGTAGGCGACGCCCGGCGTCAGATAGATCGCCGGAAACAGGCCGCCGGCGCTCGCGACGATCGGGTTGGCATGCGGAATCGTCAGCGCGGCATCGGTGTACGCCGCGAGCGGCGTCGACGTCGTCCCCGCGACGTAGGTATGCAGCAGCGCGCCGGCCTGCACCAAGCCGAGATCGCTAAGCTCGCGCAGCCGCGGGTCGGGCGAGAGAAAACCGGTGCTCAAATGAACCTCCCGATCCGGTAATCCCAGATCCCGCCATTCGAGCCGGGTAGTCCGAGGTTCCGCGTCGACAACGTCGGCACGCGGAGATTCTTCGAGAAGATCAGGCTGCGCGCTTTCGCGGCCCGCGTCATCAGCGAGGCCGACACCGTCGCATGGAGCGGTTCCGCGATCGATTCCATCAGCGTGAGCGTCAGCGCCGATTCATAGCCCGGCGGAAGGACGAGCGCGTCCGTCAGCACGACGCGGCCGAACGTCGTCCGCAACTGCAGACGGATGTTCGTCGCGGCGGCCGTGACGTTGTTGAAATACAGCTTCCCGTTCGGTTCCGCGGCCTCGTAGTACGCGCCCGACGGCGGCCCCGTCAGAATCGACTGCTGCGCCGCCCACCACCGCGGATCGTCGGTCGTGTAAATCTCTTGATAGATCCCGCCGCCGAGGTCATACGCGACGCCCTGAATCGAGGGCGGCCGTGCCGGGAGTACCCAGGTGCCGCTCGGCCCGATCGTCTGCGGGTTGACGCCCGTCGAGGCGAACACCGTAAACGGTTCGGCATAGCTCGCCTGCGGATCGAGGTTCCAGTCGTCGAAAATCAGGTTCAGCCAAAACAGGCAGAGCGTGGAATCCTGCGGCTTGATCGGTTCGCCGGCGTGGTAGACGTTGAGGCCGTACAGCGCATTCGCAATGACGCCCAGGACGTACCGCACCGTCGGCCCGGTCGCCGACTGCAGCGCCGCGGCCTGCGCGAGCGTGATCGTGTCGTAGGTTTTCGCCGCCGGCGCTGCGCCCGGCCCGATACCGACAAACTCAATCGACGCGCCGTTGGTTTCCGCTTGCGACGGGTGATACAGATAACTCCCGTTGCCCTGGTTCGCCATCAGGCCGCCGCCGACACTGCCGGTCGCCTGCGGGTTGTCGTCGACTTGGACCTTGACCGTCACGACCCCGGTGAAGGGCGTCCCCGAGAGATCGATGACCTCGAGACGCACGATCTGCCCGGCTTGGTTCCGAATCATTTCGGGCTCGGCTGCTGTGGCGTCGGCCCGACCTGTTGATCGAGATTCGCCAACCAGAACGCTTTGAACACCGGCGCGGCTCCTGTCGTGAGCTGCATCAAGAGCAAGGGCACCATTTACGTCGGATCAATCTGCGAGACCGGGTTGCCAGCCGTAGTCGTGACCGTGCCGGTCCAGGCGTCCGTCGAGTCGTCTTCCTTCTTCACATGCAAGATCCCGCCGGAAATCACCCAGAGGTTCCGCAGGAACCGCAGCGCGTTGAGCGCCGACCGGGCCGCCTCGCCACTCACCGCACTGAAATCGCGTTTCAAGAGCGCGTCCGCGATGGCAATCTCCTCGGCCGCCGTGAGACTGAAGCCCGTTTTGTCGTTGACGTCGACCTTGCCGGCCGTGATCGTGAGCGCCGACGCGATGCGCGCCAGGAGCGTCGTGACGCCAGAGGTGTCGCCACCCGCGTAGGTGCTCCTCGAGCTCACGGTCGCATCGAGGTTCGTCAGCCCGAGCGAGGTCGCGTTCTGCGCGTCCATTGCCTCGAGCGCGACTTCAAAAGGCGACGGCGCGACGCCGGTGGCACTCACCATCCCCGCGACCCACCGCGACGTGTCACTCGTGTCGAACAACGCATCGACAAAGTGGAGCTCGTAAATCCCTTGTAGGTTCGTCGCATCGACTTCCTTGAAATTCACTTTGCCGACGCCGGGATTCACCCAGGTGCCGAGCGTCACAATCGTGCCGATGTTCGCGCCGCTGTAGGTCGTCACCGCCGCAGACTTCTCGCGGCGCACCGACACATTCAGCGCCGCCGACCCGTTCGTGAGGCCAATCTTCCCAGCACCCGTCGTGCTGCTGCTATCGGGCAAAAACACCCACGCGATCCGGCTCGCGGAGCCTCGCGCCGCGTTGAACTTCGCCACCTACGCCGCCATCCGCCCAGTCATGCCGGGGTGCACCAGAAGCGAGGCCGAGCCGCTCCCGCCCGCGGCGGTCGGCACGACGTTGTTCATCGTCTCGGCCGGCAAGCGGATGGTGCGGGCATCGGGCAAGGTGATGTCCGCACTCGTTGGAATCGTCACGTTGTTCGCGTCGTTCTGTGACCCGAGATCGACCGTGCAAGCCCCCGCCACCGCCGGGCACTGCAGCACCGTCGCCGTGCTCGTCGCATTGATCGCAGAGGAAATGGTTTTAGCGGTCCCGGCGTCCTCGACGCGAAAAGCGGTGGTCAGATCGGAGGTGCCGACGACGTTACCGAGTGCGCGATCCCAATTGATCGTGACGATCGTTTTCGTCGCATCAATCGTGGTCGAGGTCGGCCGCGGCCCACGCCCACCCGTCCCGCTGTACAGTTGATTCGCGACGGCGACTGACCAGCGGTCCGCGACGGCCTGCCCCTCGACGTTCGTCGTGTAATGCACGCCATCATTGGTCAGGTCATAGAGCACCGGCCCCGGCGCCCCGCCAGAAACCGCCCAGGCTTGCGTCGTCGCCGCGCGCACGTTGTCAATGGCCAATCGGCGATCGGGCGGGGAGCCCGTCGTCAGATTCCCCAACTGCGCGAAGAACACCGTGGCGTTCGGATAGTCGCTCCGAAAATTGTTGATGAAATTCGTCAGCAGCGTGAGATAACCCGCTTGCGTCGTCACGGTCGTCGGGTCTGCGGCATCGTTCGCCCCAAGGTGGACGATGCACCCCTTCGGCGGATTTACCAGGGACGCATTCGCGATCGCGGTCATCATGGCCGTGTAACAGGCCTGCCCCTTGACCCAGCAGCCCGTCCCGGTCGAGGGGTAATAGATCCCGGTGCTGCCAACGCCCACATTGATGAACGCGACCGGATACGTGCCGGTCGTACGGACGAGCAAGGAACCGAGGAGCGGCCAGAACGAGCCGCCTCCCCCAAAGACGGTCGGATCGTCGCACTGCTGCCAACCCGCGCCGCCGTCGACATAGCACGTCGCCACAATGGAGCCGAACGTGGTCGTCGTCTGCAAATTTGCCAGCGCACCGCGGGCGATCGAATCTCCGGCGCAGACATAGACGTCGCCAATTCCCACGTGTGCCTTGATAGCGGTGACGCTGGTGTCGTTGCTGAAACGTACCGTCAGCGTCCCTTGTCCGCGGGTCATGTTGATCAGGTCGCCGCTCCAATTCCCCGCGCTGATCACTTCGTTGCTGATCAACGCAAAGCCGGAGCCGTTCCAGTCCGCCTCGATGTGCACCGGTGTGCCGCTATAAGTGCCCACCAAATGGATCGTGCCCTGACCGGACCCGTTCTGCTGCGACGTCTGATACGCGACAGGAATCGAGATCGCGATGGAGCCCGCGCCAGGCGGGTTCGGCGGCGCCGTGTGCTTCGTGCGAAATTGACGAAAGCCCATCGCGCTAGTTCAGCGATTCCACTAAAAACTGATGACAGGTGATCGCGTTGCCCGCGTTCGCGATCGAGAAGGCGGCAAAGAGATCGATGATCATCGCGGACGTCGAGTCAAACCCGGTGCCGACAGCCGGCGCGGTATTGGGGATCATCAAAAACGAATGGCCAGTCGTGGGATCCGCTCCTGAAATCGAGAGCGCCTGCGACCAGCAGAGACCCTGCCCCATCAGGTTCGCACTGGTGCCACTCCCGAGCGCGCGGAGCGTCAGGAGGACCTCGAGATACCAGGGCACGTTCGTATGCGCCGTCGTCGACAGCTGCATTGCGCCACCGTTGAACACGACAATGTTCGACGTCGGCCCCATGCGGACATCGAGGGTGAGCGTGCCTGGCGTGGTGACGATGTTCGAGACACGACCGGCGGCCGTGATCCGCAGCGCCTTGCCGATCTGATCGAAGTAGTTGGCGTAGAGACCCACCTTCGCCGGCGCGGGCAGGATGGAGGTCGCCGTCGTACTATTCGAGAGCGCGGAGCCATCCCCCTGGGCATTGCCAAGGGCTTCCATCCAAATCTGTTTGCTCATGTCATCCTCTAATTGATCCGCGCTGCGCCCGGCTTGAACAACGCCGGCCGAAGCCGCCTGCTCCTGAACGGTCCCGTGGTCGTCGGCGCAGCGCCGCCGGTAAAAATTGCATAGGGGTTGCTATGAAGCGTCGCGGCTTCAGCCCCAGTTAACATCCGCCCATCCCACGCATACACGTAGGAAATCGTGCCGACAAACGAGATCCCGCTTGTAAAGCCGTTGCCGATCGCGTTGATCGTCATCGCCAAGCCGACGCCTCCGTTGTCGAGCGGGCTCCCACTCACCTCGACGCCGTTCTTGAACAGGTGGTGGTGATAGGTCACCGCAGGCTCAAGCTCGCAAGCGAGCACCCAATCGTCCAGCGCGGTGTAGTCCGTCGGGCTCATCGTCCCGACCACGCTGGCATTGATCTTTAGCGTGAGGTTGGTTCCGCCACGGAGCCAGACATAGTTGTTACTAGTGTTCGGACTGCCGAGCAGCATCCCGTTATCGTTGCTGGTCGTTTGTTTCGCGCGCCATGCGAGCGTGATCGACGTACCGGAAAACGTAAAATCGGACGAGAAACCGATCGGCGTGTTGTCGCTACTGTTCGTCGTCAGGATGATCGGCCCATCGCCATCCGTTGACCACAAACCAGAGGACGACAGCGTGCCAGTCCGCGCACTCTTTGAATCCGTCGTCGTGGTCCCGCTCCCCTCGAGAAGCCCCCACGCCATCGACAGATTCGTATAGAGCGCATGACCCGTGTCGAGCGTGGTTCCAGAAGCGGGCTTCGGCACCTACGAATTTCCTACTTCACGCATCATCGTCACGGTTTGTAATAGCCGCTGATCACCAGAAACTTTGATCCCGCCGTCGTATTGATCCAGCAGACGTCGACCGCGACCGGCAGAATCAGCGGGACCGTGCGATTTTCGACGACCGCCGTCTGCACCGCTGCCGCCGTGAACGCGCCCCAGAACACCGTCGTGCCGGTGCCGCAGGTCGTACCGGTGCCGTACTTCAGGGTCGGAAACGAATCGGCCGCGACGCCAGACGCGCTCGACGAAAAGTTGATGTCCGTGATCCACAGCCGTAGACCCGGCTTCGCCGCGCAGTCCCCGCCGACGGCTTGAATCGTCGTCGCCGTCGACACCGGCACGGTGCAGCTGATCGGCTGGCCGCTGAAGTTCTGCGCCTTCGTCGGCGACTGGACGAGCGCCGCGAGCAGCAGCGCCGCGATGAGCCAGCCCCAGCGCCCGCGCGTCACTTCTTCTCTTTCGCCGCAGCTTTCGCCGCAGTTTTCGGCGCCTCGAGCGCGCTCGTCAGCCGCCAGCCGGCTTCCTGCGCGGCCTCCCACTCGTCCTCGCTGTTGCAGGCTTTCGTCTCGCCGACGAGCTCGCCCGTTGTGGGATCCACATGCACGCCCTGGCCGAGTAGATCAGGCGCGCCCCGATAGATCAGCCGCGGAAACACCAAGTCAGCCATCTGTCCCCCTCGTACCTGAGAAAACGGCGAGCCGCCATCGTGACGGCCCGCCCACCTCGATCAATCGAATCGACTGAATTACGCGACCGCGGCGCCCGTGCTGCCGTACGCCCAGACTTCGATCGCTTCCGAGCCCGGCGTCACGCTGGTCACGATGAACGTAAACCGCTTGCTGACCAGCGTCGCCAACGTCAGCACCGCCGAGACGCCCGCGATCGTCCGCTTCGTGACGCCGGTGCCGAGGCCGAGCGTCAGCGTCGCCGCGCCGTAGTTGACGATGTCGAGATCGAACGATGTGCCGACCTGGCAGCCGTTGATGTTCGCGACGATCGCCGCCGCGGTCGGCGTCGTGAACGTGCCGGCGCTCTGGCAATCGACCGGGATGATCCCCTGGCCGATCTGCGCGACCGACATCTGGACCGGCGACGTGCCGGTCGTGACGACCTGCGCGGTCGCCGTCTTGCTGGGGAACACGACCGTACCGAACCGCGCATAGTTGGTCGTGGGAGAGAATGCAGTAATAGGCATGTTGTTTTGGTCAGGGCATGAGGCCGCGAGGCCTTACGCGCCGAGCAACCTCACCGCCGCGATGGCGTTCCAGAACTCCCCGAAGCCGAACGGACAATCGAACCGGCACCGGGTTTTCATTTCGTCGTTGGTGAACTGCTGGGTGTACGCCACCGCCAGGCCCGTCGCCGGATCGCGACGCTGCGAGGCAATGACGCTGCCGCCGCTCGGTGGGAGCTTCAACTTGACGCCCACGAGCGCAAACGCGCTCTTGCCGAGCATCAGGCTCTGCGTCCCGACCTTGCCCGCCGGCGAGCCGGTGCCAGGCCACGGCGTCACGACTGCACCCGCGAGGGGCAGCGCATCGACGTTCTGGTAGGGCGAGCCAGGCCCGTAGAGCGGTGGGGTAAACGTGACCGTCGCCACGCCACCGGCGATCGTCACATCCGCTTGCACGCTGAGCTCACGCAGCTTCGCGGCGCCCGTGCCCTGCCGGCGCGTCATCAGGTTGACTTCGTTCACGGCCGCGATGTTCAGCACATCGCCCTTTTTCAAGGTTTCGCCGTTTGTGCCCGCCAGCACGAAAGACGTGATGCCGGTGCCGGCGTCCGCCGGAGCCGTCGGCGTGACGGAGACGGTCGGCGACGTCGCCAACGTGCCCGCCGTGTGCTTGTAGAGGGACGGACTGACGAACGTCTGGAACGTCGACGCGCGCCCGAGCGATCCCTCTTTCATCACCCGATTGAACTCGGTATCGGGCAGGAACAGCGCGAGCTCGACGGCCGTCAGCGCCCGCTGGATCCCGGTGCCGATAATCGCGCGCTTCGGCACCGCGCCGGCGCCGAGGTTGATGAACCGCTCGTACGACGCACCAAACGAGGCGTCGAACGTCGCGGGGTTCGTCCCCAGCACGCCGACGATGTTCGGCGTGTGCTGATAGGCGTACTTCGCGCAGCGATCCTCGATGTCCTGCGCCATCGTGTTGGCCGCCGGCTCGATGATGTCCTCGCGAATCGCGCCCTCGTAGTCCTGCATTCGCAGAGCCTTGTCGAGCACGTCGTACTCAAAGTGCACTTTGCTGATCTGATCGATCTGGACGAACGTCGCCCGGTCGATCATCGGCTGGGGCTCGTACCCCAGGTTGTTGGCTTGGCCCGGCAGGAACTGACGCGGGTACGGCACGCGTACCGTGTCGCCCATGGGGCCGGCCATGTAGGACTGCGTGAACAGCTTGTTCATGGACGTGTCGAACGCTTCGCCGATGACGAGCTTGTTCGTCATCACGCGGAGTTGTTCGCGCGCCAAGAAATCGTTGACGTCAAAACTATTAGGAGCGGGCATGGTCTACCTTTTGCGAGCAGCGAGATCGCGGGCGTTCTGCGCCTTGATGTACGCTGCAGTCGCCTCGTCGCTGTCGCCCATCGCCAACGCACGCTCGACCGGATCGCCTGGAGTGGCCCGGGTCGGCAGCGTGGACGGGGGCGGCGGCGCTTGGGTGGTGGTTCGGACAGCCGGAGCCGAGCCGGTCAACCGATCGCCCAGGCGAACGAGTTCCTTGAGTTGTTCGCGCGGCCCGAGGTTGAGAATCCGACGTCGTTCCCCCGCGTTCGCGGGTTGCTGTAGGTGGTAGAGAATCTCGGCGCCCGCTTCGTCCTCGAGCACCCAGAGATCGGCGGCACTGCCCGGCGGGATCTCCGTCGGGGCCAACATGGCCACGGCGTCGAAATCCTGATGCTTGGCGCGCGCCTCCGCAGCCCGGCTCTCGAACGCCGTTCGCACGCGCTCCGCTTCGCCGCGGGCCCGTGCCTGTTGCTGCTGCTGTTCCCACGCCTGGCGCTGCTGGTGGTTCGCGACGGCCACCTTGTAATCGGTCAGCGCCTCGAGGTACGCCGGATCAGCGGTGCCGTAGGGGAACGTCTCTGGATCGGGTTTGACGAGGCCAGCCGGCGCGGGCGACGAGGCCGCGGGTCGAGCGTCTGGAGCCGGCGGGCGGTGACGGGCTTCGAGTTCCGCGGCACGACGTTCCGCCCGTTCCGCGCGGTCCCGTTCCCGGGCCCGATCGGCGAGCAATTCGTCCATCCGCGCTTTCGTTTTGGCACTGACGGGGTCGGCCGGTTCCGAGGCGGCCACAGGTGTCGCGTCCGTTGACGCGGCCGGCTCTTGCACCGGCGCGGCGGGTGACGAGTCCGCAGGCGGCGTCACAGGGGTGTCGCTGGGCATCTTCCCGGTGGAGCGCCAGGTCTGCAGGTCGGCCGCGCTCAGGCTCTCGAGCGGGTCCGCCAGCGAATCCAGCGACGCAACAGCGGGAGCGGCTGACGAGGCCGCGGGTTGGGCGTCCGGAACGATCGGATCGGGCACGAACCACCTACCAACGCGCCCGTCCTGCGCGGTCGTCCGGTTGTTGTCAGGAACCCACCACGAAAAACGGCGTGCCACATTCCCCGGTGAAGGGGCGCGACACGCCGTCTCTCGCGTGAGTCCTTGTCGAGCGTTCCACCCTGTGGACGTGCAGGGGTTCGGCCGGCCAGCCTAGGAACGTCGTGAGGGTGTTAGTTCATCATTCGGTGCGCTCATTCTACACAAACGCTCAACGCCGCTTCTTTTTCGGCGCGACGTGTTCGGGCTTCCCCTTCTCCGATCCGACGGCGAAATCGTGCATCTGCGCGTACGACATCGTCGATCGGATCTTCTCGGCCATCGGAAACTTGGCGCCGTGCTCGGCCGCCTGCATCAGTCGCTGCTGCGCTTTGCTCTTGGCTGACATCGCTAGACACCCGCGGCCTGATCCGGCTCCGGCTCCGGCGCGAGCGCCGCGGCGTGCGTCGCCTGTTCGAGCGCCTGCTCGTGGCCGGCCTGCTGTTGGTCAGCGGTCGCACTCGCGCCGGCCGCGGCCATCGCCGCCTGATGCGTCCGCGCCTTCGCCGCTTCGTCGCGGTCGAGCGCCGCCTGCTCGGCTTCGTGCGCCTGCGCCAGCCCCTCGAGCGCCGCCTCGTGGTCCAAGGCAATCTGCTCGAGCTGCGCCTCGCCGTCCATGATCACGCCCTTTGTCAGCGCGTTGATCTTCGCGACCGCAATCGCCGTCGCATCCTTCATTTTCTGTAGTGTGATCTGTAGACGCTCCTGGCTCTGTGCCTCCATGCCGGCGATTTTCTCTTTGCTGGCGAGCTCGGCTTGCTTCCCTTCGAGCGCCTGATGCTGCGCCTGCATGACCTGCTCGGCGTGCTGCAGTTGCTCCTGCAGTTGTTGGAGCTTCTGCGCCAGCAGCCGCGGATCCGGCTTGCCGCCATTCTGCCGGTCGGCCCGGGCCTGCTGCATCACCGGTGGTTGCAGGTACTCGAGGTCTTCCGCCATCTGGTCGCCGACCGCCCCGAGATCCATCAACCGCACCGCGTCCGCCGCAATAATCGGGAACGCCTGCGGGTTGCTCAGGAGCGTCATCGCCGCTTCTTTGCCCTGTTCCCGCTGGCTGTCGAAGCTGGGCCCGGTCGAGATCGTCACGGTGTGCCGCTGGGTCGGATCGAACCGCAGATCCTTGTCGCTGTAGGTCGGATTCCCCTGCGGATCGCGGCCCGTCATCGCATTGACGCGGACGAGCTTCGTCGTGCCGTCCGCCTCGCGCGTCAGGACTTCTTTGTCAGTGTCGTCGTAGAACGGCAGGAGCTCGTCGAGCTTCACCGCGAGCTCGCGCACCATGTCGTCGTAGTGCGCCACGAAGTGATACGAGCCCAGGTCGCCGCTCTTGTCGAGTTCCCGCAGCGCCACACCGCTCGTGACTTTCGTCGAGCCGAGGCGATGGTCCTGCACGCTGTAGCGGCCGAGCGCGTTCTGGACGTCCCGCCGGAACGACTCGCCGGCGATCTCGTAGCCGGAAATGTCAGGCGCGCGCATCCCGTACTGCGGCAGCGGCAGCACTTGCTGCCCCGTTTCGTTGGTCGTCGCGTTCGCCAGAATCAGCGCGACGGGTTCGCGCGTCGACCGCTCGACGAGGTCGACCTGATCCTGATCGAGTTGCCCCTTGTAGGCAAAGAGCGCGGACTTCACCGGCAGCGCCAGCACCTCGAGCTTCGTCGAGGCCGTCCAGTTGTAGGCTTTGGCCGCGTCGCGCGCCAGGCGGATGTACGACTGCAGCATTTTCTGCGTGTCGCCCGCCTCCGTCGTCTCATAGACGATCTTGCCGAAGGCCGCCGCAAACGGGATCGTCGAGCCTTTCCACTCCGTTTTTTTCGGCTTCCCCGGCTTCTGCAGGAGCTCGACGCCGTTGGTGATGTACTGGCAGACGGTCCGCTTCGGCCGGCCTTTGCCGGTCGGCGACGGCGTTTCCGTCACATACCAGTACTCCGCGATCTGCACCCGGCCCGACTTGCCGAACCACCGCGGGTAGAGCGCCACGAGCTCCGGCTCGAAATCCTTGATCCGTGCGTTCGGATAGTCCCGCTTGAAATCCGGAATCGCCATCGTGTGGACGAAGAACAAATACCGCCAGTCGGCGCCTGACGTGCTCTCGCCATCCGGATCGGGCAGCACCTGGTTCGGGTTCGGGATCGCCCGCAGCCGCAACACCTGGTTGTCGCTGTCGCTGTCCTCGTACTCGGCGACAATGCGCGCGTAGCCGTAGCCGCGCGTCACCATGTTCTCGCCGGCGACCGTATACACCTCTTGGCCGTGGCTGTCGTACTCGATCTGGCGAATGCGGCCGGCCCGCAGCTTGGCGCTCTCGTCATTCGCGCCGCCGCCCCGCGGCGACACTTTCGCGGCCCGCGGGTTCTGCCGGAACGAGTTGACGAGTTGATTCGAGTACTGCGACAGCTGATCGAGCTCGATCGTCAGCCGGCCTTTGCGAGCGTCTTTGTCGGCCTGGTCGAAGGTGTGCCCCGAGGAGTATCGGACGTCGATGTCGGCCTGGTCGATGATGGGCCCCCACGCCAGCGACGCATACTCAAACCGGTCGCGGAGTTCCGCGAGGATCGTCTCGTCGGCTTCGTCGGCCGCGGGCTTGTCGTCGGCGCCCTCGTCCTCGTCGTCTTTGGTGTAGGCGTCGGCCATCAGCGACTCAGAGCAACCACCGGAAGATCAGAATCAACGGCAACATGACCCCGCTGATCGCGAGCCCTATGCACAGACCGATCGCCAACGCCGTGCCGAGTGCCACCGCCGCCCACTCGAGGAGCTCGAGGTTCATCAGCGTCCGAGGAACAGCCAGCGCAATCGCTGGACGAACGTCATCGACACGAACCGCGCCTGCTCCGCGCGCACCGCATCAAGGCGCGCCACTTGCTCGTCGAGCACCTTGTTGTGCGACGTGGCGAGATCATGCTGCCACTGGTCGACGGCCGCGAATGCCGCTTGCACGGCCTTCAACGACGATGCTGTGTTCTCATCGATCGCCGCCACGAGGAGCTCGAGGTCGTCGATCCGCTTCTCCGCGGTCTTGATCGCCAGGTGCCGCACGCGCTGCTCTACACCATTCATCGCACCCGCCCTCGCGCTTTCCGCAGGGTCTGCAGATCCGCGTCGCTGAGCACTGTGGTATCCGCCGCGGTCGCCCGCCGCGTTCGGGTCTGCCCGTCGATCACCGCCTCGATCACGAACGATGCCCCACACGAGGGACACACCGCGACGTTCCCGACCCGCGCCGCCGGCGCCGGCATGTCGTCGTGACAGACGGGACACCGGATGTAACTAACCATTAGTCGCCCATCACACGCGCGTCAGCCCCACGTCGACCGCGGCGGCCGATACGGTTCGCCGGGCGTCGGCTTTGGCTGAGGGATTTTGTGTCGCACCGCCAAATAGCGGAACGCGTCCGCACCATGACTCGCCCAATCATGCACCGGCGTGCTGGTGAACTCGTCGAGCGCCTCGTTCTTGCGCTTGCGGTAGTGCCGCAGACAGTCGACCCCGCGCGCCGTCTTCGTCTCGTCGAAATAGCACCGCGGGAACAGCAACCGCGCGGCGTGAATCCCGTCGACGAGCCCGACGTTCGGGCAGATTTTGAAACTGATCCCGTGCTGCCTGGCTGTCTCGAGCCGGCTGCGCCCCGAGCTGAACTCCTTCACCTGGATGTCATGCGGCGCCCAATGCTCGCCGTAGACGTAGCCGCGCTCTTTCAGCACCTGGACGTAGTGCGGGATGCCTTCGCCGGTGTTCTCGTAGTAGTCGACGAGCCGCACCTCGCCGCCGCGCGTCGACTGACTGAACCAGATCGAGGTCGCATCCGACACGCCCAGATCCCAATCGGTATCCACCAGGAGCTCCGGCGTGTAGGGCACGAGCGTCACCCGCTTGTCCTCTTTCGCCGCGCGTAGCTCTTTCTGGTACCACTGCCCCTGGATCGCCGCGTCGGTCGACAGGAACCACTCCTGCTCGTACTCGTCCTCGGTCATCAAGCCTTGCGCGATCAGCTTTCGGTCATCCTCCATCGCGGTCTGGAGCAACTTGATCGTCACGCCGTCCTCGGTCGCGATCGAGCGGTCGATGTCCTGCCACAACGCAAACCAGTCGTCGCTGTCCTTCGCCGCGGCATAGGTCTGGAACAGATGATCGCGGCCCTTGATGGTGCCGACGAACACGGCGTAGCCCAAGTGGTCGCCGAGCGCCTTCGAGAGCACCTCGGAGAAGATGTTTTTCGGTTGCTGGCTGTACTCGTCGAAGGACAGGCCCGAGAAGGCGGGCCCGCGCAGCGCGTCCGGATCGTCGGCGCCGAACAGTTGGAACTTGTGCCCGGTCGGATAGCGGACCAGGAGCTCGGACTCGTTGAACTTCACGCCAGGAATGCCGCCGGCGTAGTACTTCAGCTTGTCCCAGACGACCAGCTTCGCCTGGTTCCGGAGCGGCATGATGTGGCCGTAGTGCCGGCCGCCAGGCGGGTTCAGGAGCTCGAGGAGCTCGGAATCGGTCAGGGTCGGCTGCAGCGTCAGCAGCCGTTGCCGCTCCCAGGCATCGTTTGTCGCGGCCCGCTGGTGGTGGTTGATCACGCACGTCGTTTTGCCGGCGCGGCGATGGAGAATCAGCGCGCCAAAGCGTCGGAACGAGTTGTGGAACGCGCGCGCCCAGTTGCGGGGCTTGTAGGGAATGACGACTTCGCTTACTGCCACCGGATCACGATTTCGTGCTTGAGGTCGACGTCCTGGCTTTCCTTCGGCTTGCCGAGTTTCCCGTCGCGATCGAGCGCGTCGCGCACCGCCTGGTAGGACACGCTGGGGAACTGGTCCTGCTCGATCAGCTTGCCGAGCTTCGTGATCGCAGGATGGATCAGCGCCTTCAGCCGTTCCTCGGCCTTCGCCATGACCTGTGGAGCCGCCCCGCCGTGATACCGGCAGACCGTCCCGCCGCGGATCGCCGGCCGCAGACACTGGTTGCCGGTGGTCTTCGATCGCGCCGAGCACCGCTGTGAACCGCTTGCCATGAGGTTCGGTGGTGCCGTCGGGTCCGCATTCGCCTTGATGCGGCCTTTCGGGGCGTGGCGCTTAGGTTCGTCCGCGCTCACGAGCAGAGCCTCCGCGAAATGACCCGCAGGCGCAGGGTCGTCCGCAGCGTCACGCCGGCGGGCTGATGCCAATGCAGCACCGGCCAGCGGTGTCCCAGGTGACGCGCGATCTCCGCTTTCAAGAATCCCTCCTCGAGTAGAGCTCGGAGCAGTGTCGACGCCTCCGCAGCGGGCACATGGGTGCCGAGCACGGGGCGGCCGTGTCGTTGGGCGTCTCGATAGCGTGCCATGTATGCGGTGTTCGCGTCGGTGCAGGGTTCACAACGACAGCGTAGCCGTTGGTAGCAGACGCGGGTACCGTGCGTCACCGCTCGGGCTCCTTCGGCTCGGGAGAGACGCCAGCCGCCAGCCGCTCGCGCCAATCGAGAGCCTCTAGTCGATTCCATTCGGCGTGCGATCCCTCGCTAAATTGCTGGCGGTTATCGCCGTGGATGGCGTTCCGCATCGCGAGCGCGCAAATGCCGCAGACCGGAGACGTAATCAGCGCCCCGATCATCGGGCTCAGAATCTCTGGCGGGTATTCCACGCCGCAGCGCCCGCATTTCTCAAGGTCATTCATGGTTGCTCCTGCGCGGGATCGCCGAGGAGGCGGGCCAGCGCCGCATTCAGATCCTCGGCGAGCACGTAATCGTCATCGCCACACACCCACCGCTGAAACCGATCTGTGATGTCACACGCCGAATGTCGGGGCAGGGCGCGGATCGCCGCGTGCGTGGCCGCGAGCTGGGCCTTGACGTGATCGAGTTCAAAGAGAGCCCGCCGCAGCAGGAGGACTCCCATCGGCGTCAAAGTCGCCGCGCACGCCACATTCAGTTCCGCCTTCTCAATTTCCGTCAAGGGCACCTGAATCGCCGGTTGGTCGCTCACGCCTTCCTCCGTCACTTCGGCCCCTTCGACACCACGAGCTCACACTCGAAATTGATCCGCACGCGCCGCCCAGGCCCCGGCCCCTGCCCAAACACGATCCCGCGTGGCACCGTGTCCATGTACACCTCCGTGACCTTCCCGAGCCGCAGGCCCGCATCGGCGAGCGCGGCCTCGGCCTTGGGCACCGTCATCCCGATCACCTTGGGGACCACCACGGTCGGGGCATCCTGCGGAACGGCGCAGAGCAGGAACAGCAGCAGCCACATCGTCATGATTCAATCCTCCGTGAACGCGAGCGCCAGCCCCATGCCGACGCTCGCGTCCTGGGATTCTAGACCCTACCCCGTGAAGGGCTCGTACCAGCACCACGCGGGGTCGTCAATCTGACAATTGCACTGGTAACACGAGGCGCCGTTAAAGCTCCCCGCGCACGCCACATCACCCTCGTGACCGCAGAAGAACCCGTTGCCCGTGTAGAACGTGCACTGATACTCGCCGCACCCACCTTGCGCGACGGCCTGGCGATCAGCCGCCACGAACAGGAACACCAACACCGCTAACACACGAAGCACTCGATTCATACCGACTCCTTTCACTGAAGCAGTTCACGAACGCGCCGTTGGTCCGTGGCGGACAACAACCCGACCCACGAACCGACGACCTTCCCCGCGCCATCCACGATCACCAGCGTCGGCGTCCCTGAGAGTTTCGGCCACGACGCACGCTCGACCGTCGCGCTCGCGATCGCGAGCCCGTGCTCGTCGAGGTACGCGTCCAGGCTCTTTTTCGGCTCGCCGCTGATGGCGACCAACGTGGCACCTCCTTTCACAAGCTCTTGATAGAACGGCATGCTCTCCGTGCAGTACTGGCAGGTGCTCCGCACGAACAGCACCGCCGTTCGCTTCGCCGCCGCGTACGGGACGCCCGCAATCGCGGACACCGTCTCGCCCGGCTGGTAGGTCGTTGTCTTCGGCGCCGTCGGTCGCACCGCCGCAATGCCGTACACCACCGCCACCAGCAACAGCACGTTCAGCACTCGATCAAAGGTGACTCTCACAGGGCCAGTCCTTTCTGTTCGCGTCATCGGATCGCGCCAATCGTCCGCAACGCCTGCTCAGGGGTTTCCACGACCGGATACGGCGCCAGCGCGATCGACACCTTCTGCGCCGCGGTTAACACGTCATCGCCGCCGCGGAGCCGGTCGCGCTTCGGCGTTTTGACTTCCAAGGGCATCCAGCGCCCGCGAAAATAGACCAACAAATCAGGAACGCCGGCGCCCGAGAGCTTGAAGACGTGGGCCCCAACGCCCCGCAGCGCCTCCACAATCCCTGGCTCGGACTTGTCGCGATGCGCGGCGCGCCTCACGTCAACGGCCCCACGACGTCGTATTCGACGCCATTGACGACGACCGACCGCGGCGTCGGCGTGAAGGTATTCCGCTGCACCTGCTCGAGCTTCGCGCGCTGGCGGACCACATGATCCCGCTCGCGATCGAACGCGCGGCGGACCGTGTGCCCCAGCGTCTGCCAACACGCCGAGCAGTGGCCGTGCACCTGCGCCCACTTCACGCCGCACTTCGCACACATCCGAGCCGGTGACGGTTTCCGCGCCATCAGCGTGCCCTCCGCGTCGACGTCATTTCCGTTTCCATGTGCCCTGGCGCGATAACGTCATCGAGAGCGCGCGCGTATCCGATTCGGCGCGCGCGCGAGCCAAGATCGATGAAGCGTTTTCGATGCGCGTGATCCGCTTAGCGACGATGGCTCGCGCCTGCTTCGGCGGCCCGCAGGTTCGACAAAACGTCAGTGTCCCGATCTGGCGCGTCCCGGTGCGTCCACACCGACACCTCGGCGGATCGAGGCTGTTGAGGGCGGCGAGAACCCGGCCGTAGGGCGCGTGACCTTCACGAAAGAGCCGCGCACGGAGTGCTCGGCACACGCCGCGGAGTTTCTCCTCACCGTTCAGCACGATCCAACTGCGAGCGGCCGAATGATGTTTGAGGTACAACACGAGGCCGATCAGTTCAGCAGTCACCTGCGCCGACGTATCCACCTCGAGCTCGGTGCGGGGATCGGTATAGATCATCGGCCCCGCCGTTTCGGCGCCGGCTTCGCCGCATTGCGCTCGAGCACGTCATCGTCGAGCGTCAGTAACGCCATCGACCGGATCTGTGGCGTCACCAGGCCGGCCGCGAGCATGACCATGTCCTCCTGGCAGAGCCCGACCAGCGTGTAGCCGTTCGTCGGTTCCTTCGGGTTGTCAGGATCCAGCGGCATCGACGACCACCTGCGACTTCAAGAGCTCGACCGTGTTCTGGAATGCGCGCTCGAGCAGTTCCGGCGGCAAATGCAGCGCGTAGACACTGCCGCTGCGCGCCATGCCGGCCATGACGCAATCCGCGATGAAATCCAGCACGTCGATCAGGTTCACGTCGGCCGGCACGCCGTCGGCTTCGGTCAGGTGATGGCGGTTCAGTTTTCGGTGCCGATCCCACCACTCGGTTTGCTTGAATCCGGTGACGAAATCGCGGTGGAAACCCTCGATGTCTGTGATCTTGTCGGGATCGTGATTGACGGCCGCACGATACAGGCGGTCCTCGAAAAACTTGAGCGCCGACCGCACGTCCTTAATGTGGAGCAGCGAGCTTTCCATCAACTGGCCGCGCGAGACGTGCGCGAAATCACAGCTGCGCGTGTCGGCTGTCGGGCTTCGCTGAATCGTGATCATTTTCCCCACCTCGTCGGCTTCGACACTTTCCCGACCGACGCGAGCGTATCCACCGCCGCCGGCGCTTTCGGTTGCCTCGCGCGGCCCTTGTCGCACCAGCATGGCTGCACGTACTCGTGCGGGTAATGCGGCCGATCGTTCGCCAGGCCACAGCCGCGACCGACGCACGACTGCCGGCGCCAGCCGGTGTCCTCGCAGTCTTCGCACAGGTAGCGCCACGGTTCGGTCCGCCCGTGCGGCTTCACCCAGTGCTCACGCACGACGGCCTCGAGGCCAGCCGCCACCGCCGCGGGATCGGCGCCGGCCTGCCGCAGCGCCGCGGCCTCGTCGACCGCGCGCATAATCACCGCGCCGAACGTCTGCGCGACCGGATCCCGTCGAGCCGCGAGCGCCTCCCGGCGCAGCGCCGCGTGTGCCTGCCCGAGCGGGTCCGTCGCCGGCGTGCTCATGCGACCGCCCCGTGTTTCGCTTCGTGTTCCGCCAGCTTGCCGTCGGCCCAACTCGCGAGCGCCAGGAACTGCGGGATCGTCCGCGAGCCCTCCTCGGCAAATTGGTGGTTCGTCGTCAGGAACATCACCGCCAGTTTGTCGAGGCGAGCGTCGGGCCAGGTGCGACAGAGCGTCACCGCCGCGGCGTAATCCCTGACCGGCTTCACGGCGTAGCGCGCGCCCTTCCGGTGCTGCTGATAGAGCGCCTCGTACCGCTCGACGAACGCGCCGGCTCGTCGCGTCACGTCCGGATCCACGAACGGATCCGCCGGAGGCGAGAGAGAGGCGGGCTCTTTCTCTTTCTTCTGTTCTATAGGGGATGGGATGGGATGGGATGGGGCTATCGGTTTGCCATTCCCGTTTGCCATCGCTTTGCTATCGGTTTGCCATCGCGCCGCTGCGCCCGCTTTCCCAGACGCCGACCGCACCTCACTAACTAACCGCCTGCGTTCCAACACTTTCGCGCGTGGCTGATTGAACGCGAGGTAATCGTGAACGCGCCAACCGCCCTCGACTTTGTCGAAAAGTCCAGCACGGATCAGGCGACGAACGAGCACAGATGGATGCTCGTTCCTGCGGAGATCGGAGCCAACTCCGAGCAAACTCAACGCAGACTCCGGTATGAATCCGTCCGTCAGTTGCCGTTGGCAGTACGCGATCCCGCACACCCACAACCAGCACGCCGCCGGCCCAGCCTGTAAGTGCTTGGGGTGTTCCGCCACGGTGTCCTCGATACGCAGCCAGGCCATTGACTCGCCTACTCCTGTTGTTTCCGTCGCCACCTGGTCCGATGCGTCGGCTTGCGCCCGGGGCCCCACTCCACCGTCTGAAAATCCACGAACTCGAGCTCGTCGACGAGCGCCGCCTTGTGCGAACAGACCGACGCCAACGGATACCCGGTGAGCGCGGCGATCTCGTGCATCGTGTGCGGCTCGGCCCAGAGCCGGCGCACCGTCTCCAGGTGCGTGGCCCGCACATCCCGCTCGGAGACGGCCCCCGTCCACGAGGCGTGCCGGCTCTGCGGCGGCTTCCCGCGGCGCGACGAGGCATCGAACAGGCCCGGCTGTGTCACACCCGCACCTGGCCGAACGCCGAGAACACCTCGACGAACCGATCGACGAGCGGCCCGAGGTACGTGATCCAGTTGCCGTGCGACGGACCGTTTTTCTCAGACCTCAGTTTTTCGCCGCGCGCCGCCCGCTCCACGTTCTCGGCTCTGACCTTCTCGAGCCGCGCCGCCCGCTTCGCTTCGTTCTCGACAAACGCGATCCGCCGCTTCGGCACACAGAACGGGAACACCAGCGGCGCCAACGCCGCGCCGGGCACGCACTGCAACGTCTGCAATTGCTCGAGCGAATACCCGATCCAGATCGCCTGCACCGTCCGACCGCTCGCGTACTCCCGCAGGAGATGCCCCCAGAACTCGCCCACGAGCCCGCCAGGCGGGTTCAGAAACACCCGTCCATGCCATTCCCGCGTCAGTCCGTTGTCGGCTTCAGTGAGGAACCGCGCCGCCTTGACGGTCCGGTTCGCCTCGAGATGGGACGCCGGATCGAGATCGATCCCGCCCATCACCTCGCGCGCCGCCTCGACGTACCGCGCCGGCGTGTACCACTCCGGTGAATCGCACGAATGACGCGCCGCCGTGGCGAGGCCGCTCATGCCCGCCGCGCCCGCACGCGCTCGCGTAGCCAGTCCTCCGACACAAAGTCGTCGTGCCGCTCGTACCGAAACCACCGATAGAGTGCGCGCAGGAACTTCACGCCCCGGGCGCCTCTTTAGCCAGCACCGGCCGCGGCCGACGCGCCGGCACCTTCCGCTGCTGATCAACGAGCGCCGCCTTCGCGTGCTGCAACACCGCGATCTGCGCGTCGAGTTGCGCGATCGCCTTCTCCAGTCCGGTCTGCTTCGCCATCTACCCCACCTTTTCTGCTGTTGGAACGACCCGATTGAGATACCGCCGCACCGCGTCGTTCATCGCGGCCTCGAGCGCCTTCGCCGCCTGGCGCTCGTCGAGCTCGCGATCCTCCGCGAGTGCCCGATCGAGTTGCGCGGTCAACTTCGTATTCGACGCCCGCAGATCAAGCGGCATGGGACGCCTCCGCTTCATCAGGGAGCGGCACCACGATCCCCTGCTGCGCCGCCCACCTGACGAGCCACTCCATGTACTGAGAAAACACCGCGGTATCGAGCTTCGAGCTCCGGACGTTCGGCACCTCGCGCCCGATCCGCGCGTCGAATCGCCGACCGAAACACTCATCGATTAGCGCGTAGTGCAGATCTTCGTGTTCGTGGTGGTCATAGCCGAGCGCCTCCGCAATCAGCGGGTACGCGACCCCCCAGATCCAGGCGTTCTGATCGAGGCTCCGCTGTTCTTTGTGGATCCGGATCGTGACGTCGACCGGTTTGCCGGCGAGCCGATGCAGATAGCGATCGCGCATCTCGCGCTCGTCCTCGAGGAGCAGCAGCTTGCCGTCCTCGCCGACGCGGCCGTGAAAGACTCGACTGATGCCCATCAGTCGCCCCACTGACTCGGCGCGGCGGCACCCGTGGCTGGCCGCGGCTTCGACTTCATCACGCGCCAATCGGGTTGCTTGTCGTTCGCCTTCCGCTCGTTCCTGAAAATCACGACGGCCTGGCCGAGAATCGTGCCGGTCATGTACTCGCCGCGGGCGCTCTGCTTGACCCACAGGGCGCCGAGCTCGTCAGGGTTGTTAGGCAACGGCCACCGCCTTTCGCAACACGTCGCCCAGGTCCGCCATCGTCGCCACCGCGAGGCACTCGGCCTCGACTTCCGCCAGGAACGCGAGCGCCGCGGCCTCGTAGGCGGGAATCTCGGCCTCGTCGCGCGTGACGGTCACGACGCGCGCTTGCAGCGTGGGCGGGAAATCGGGATTCCACGAAAAGTAGTCGTGCTCGAGCGCGCCGGTGATCCAGAGCTCGTGCCGGATCTGCGCCATCGCCGCGGCGCCGATCGTGCCCGACTTGAGAAACTCGAGATGCGCCGACGGCTGTCGGCACTTGATGGACATCAGCTTGACGAACTCGCCGACGTGGCCGTCGAGTGAACAGCCGGCCATGTAGACGTCGTGCGCCAGGAACCCCGACCGCTGCGCCATCACGCCCGTCAGCGCCTCGTACGCAGCGAAGGCGCTCGCCTCCCGGTCGATCCCCGCTTGCATCGCGGGACTGACGAAATCCGTGTCCTGCGATCGGCCGGTGAGACGCTCGAGCACCAGCCGGTTCCGGAGATTCCGCCGGCCGGCCGCTTCCCCGCTCTTGATCTTGGCGAGCATGTCGCCAGCGACCGAGCCCGTCAGCCGGCCGAGACGGACCGCGAACCATGCCGGCGATCGCTGCTCCGCGGCGATGACGGTGACGTTATGCACTGACGGGCTCCGACGCCATCGAGGCGACCGCGGCGGCCCGCGCCTTCATGGCCTCCCAGACTTTCGGCGTCGCCGACGTCAGATAGCTCCGATACTCGGTCTTCGATTCCTTCCAGGCCTTCTGCAGACGATCGGTGCCTTCGTCCGCCGCGGCCCCCATGTCGTCGAGCCAATCGACGTAGCCCTTCGGTGGAGCCGCGACCGTCTGCGGCGTCGGCTGTTGTTTCGCCTGCGCGGTGCCGTTCGTCGGCCGGCCCTGCGCCGCTTCGCCGTCGTCATCCTCGGCGGCCACGCCGACCAGCGACTGCAGCGCATACCGGCGCAGATACGTCGTCGCCGAGCCGATCGTCTGCGGCGAGTCATCCTTGACCGAGCAGGACAGGACGTTACGCACCCACTGCCCGCTCGTATGCACGAGCAGCGTGTCGAGCGTGAACCGGCCCTCAGCAACCGTCGGCGACTGAATGACGGCCAGCCCGTTCGACGCCAGCGGCTTCCGGCAGGCGTCCCAGACGGCCGCCAGGTCCGCATAGTTGGACTTGAAGAACGGGTTCGCCGAATCCTTCACCGCGCCGCGGATCTCGCCTTGTGCCTTCGCTAAGGCGGTCGCGATCTCGTTGATCTGCTCTGAGGTATTCATCGCTCGACTCCCGGCGCCACGGGGGGCGCGTCATCCTGTCCAAGATTCATCGCTTCAAATCGACGCACCCACGCCTGACACCGCGCGCAGTCGGGTTCCGCGGCGTGCTCCCGCTGCGGATTCACCAGTAACCCGCAGACCGCGCGCGCGAGGCGCCCGTTCCATCCCGGCTCGTCAATCCGCACGTAATGCTTCATCGCTGCTCCTTGTTGGGAATCCGAGCCTTGACGGTTTTCGGCGGCCACACCGCCGTCGGATCGCTGGCCGTCCGCAACGCCTGCCGATACTCCGGCCAGTCGCAGCCGCCCCGCAGCACCTGTTCCTGCCGCAGCGCGGTCTGTCCGACCGACCGCAGGAGCTCGATCGCCATCCCGAGATCCCGACGGAGCGCCACGACTTCGCACGGGCTCTGCGCCTGGAGAATCAGGCGCTCGTAGCGAGCCGCGAGCGCGAGGGTCTGCGCGTCGAGCGTCATCGCGGCCAGCGAACGATCACGCTGAGCCGCTTGCGTTCAACGATCTCGTCCTCTGCCAACGTCCGCCGCCAATGCCAATCCCCGATCCGTTCGAGCACCTGATAACAGGCATAGACCATCAGCGACGCCAGCGTGATAAAGGACGCCCAATCCAGGACGTGCATCACCGAGCAGAACAACCAGTATTCGATGGTCCACTTCCCCAACGCGTCGCAACTGATCACGAACCGCGAGATCCCTGGCACAGCCATCAGCACTGCGATCACCATCGGTCCTCCTGACGTTTCCGCCAGCGAATGTAGACAAGCGCGACGACTGGAATCAGGACGAAAAACCCGAACGACAAACAGACCCAGAGCAACAACAACAACACCGCGTCGCCGATCACTGACGCAACCGCATCGACTCGGCGATCTCCTCCGCGTTCCGTTTCGCCACGAGATAGATCAACGAGGGCGACAGCCAGAGCCAGAACCGATACGGCAAGCGCATCAGACGCGTGAGACTGAGATGATTCGACGCCTCGCCACGGAGCTGCTTGCGGAACTGCGACTCGTCGATCCGCATCAGCGCGGCCGCTTCCTTGACGGTGAGATGCGCGCGGTCGAGCGCATCGAGGACGGCTTGGCCGAGGTCGCGTTCAAGACCGTCCGTCGACGACGCCGCGAGTTTCAGCGCGAAGAACATCGCGGCGCAGTACGCCAGTTGCGCGACGGCCAGCCGGCTCATTGACCGTCTCCTAAAACAGGAGTCACGCCGATACCGCTGAGGTCTGTAGAGTGCACAGCCATGTCACGACACCTTGCGCAGCACCGCTTCCGCATCGCGGAGATCGATCAAGAGACTCCGACCGCGCTTGACTCGCGGGACCGCATGGCGATAGAGCCAGGTCCGGCAGGCGTCCTCGGACGGAAACCGGAGTTCCGTCACCAATTCGCGGACGGTGAGGTAGTGACGGAACTGACGCGGGCGATCCGCGGGGCGCGCCGCGCGCGCGCGCTGTACCTGACGCGGCTCCGACGCTTGGAGCAGATCACTCATGCGCTGACCTCGCGGCCGTCTAACCTGTGCCCAGTAGCACGCCACGCAGAAAAACGACCCTTTCGAATCGAGTCGTGAACGTTGTCGCGCTGGGTTCCGAGGAACAAATGATCGGGATTGACGCAGAGCCGGTTATCGCAGCGATGGCAGACGCACAACCCTTTAGCGATCTGGCCGTGCGCCAAGATCCACGCCCAGCGGTGCGCCGCCCCGCCCAGCGGCGTACTGACCTGGCCGTAGCCTGTGACGGGATTGACGATGCCCGTCCACAGTCGGCAGCCGGTGACGGGCGATGCCTCGGCGATCTGCGCGTAGAACTTCTGAATACCCAGCTGGAGCGCTGTCGCCTTTCGGCACTCAGGCGTGCAGTAACGTCCACCCCTCAGAACGAGTGCGGAACAGCCGCGACAGGGAACCGTGCGATGTGGACGGCATTGACGCGAACAATAGCCGCCTGTTGGCCGACGCTTCACATACGACGGCCACGTCTGATACTCAGAACCACAAGTCTTACAGGTCAGCCGCAGGGACCCCTTCGACGGACCATCCGGCAGAGGCGGGCGTCCACGCTTCATGACGCGACTGCCTCGCTCGCGCCCAACACCAGTCGCTCGGTCCGACGCAGCGCGCCGAGCTTGCGCAGCGCGCCGTCGAGTTTTTCGTACGTCTGGAGCAGGACGCGTGGATCGTCCTGCGTTAAGAGTTTCGAGATCCTGGTCCGATCGACACCCGACAGTTGCTCAAGCCGAAGCTGCGTCAGACCGTCAACGCGGTCCATCGCTTCGGCTAGAGTGACGCTTGAACCCTTTGTGTGCTTCACGGCGCATAGAATGCGCCTTCAAGCACACGTCTGTCAACAAGAAAATGCGTCCAAGGGCACATTTCTGTATGCCTCTGAATCCAGATGAGTTACGCGGTGTTACGATGTGCCTGCAATCACGAAATGGACTTCACCGCATTGCGAGAAGCGCTGCGGCGTGCGCGCGAGCAGTACCCCATGACCCTCGACAGAGCCGCCGAGGCTACGGGGCTAAATCGCGCCACGATTCACAGCGTCGAGAACGTGAAGCGGGAGCCCAATTACCAGCCAGAACTCACAACGATCGAGCGGCTCGTGAATGGCTATGGGCTTACGCTTTCGTCATTCTTCGAACAGATCGAGGGCTTGAATCCGCCGCAAACATCGGGAGACAATCGCAGGCCCCGCCAGGATGGCGAAACCTTTACCGTTCCGCACGCCGAAGCGCGCGACCCGCAAACCGTCTTGCGCGAAATCGCGGCCGCCTTCTTCCGGGCTTCCGAACACGCCAATCGCGCTACAACCAAAAGCCTGCTCGCCGAACTGGCTTTCGTCTGCCAGCGCGCCTGCGGCGACCTTGGGATCGAAGCTCCAACAGCTCGTCCATCTGGCACCGGAGGCCGTGGGCGTCATTGAATCCTTGGTCGATCAGCGCCTCACCGAGATCCCGCCGTCGCAGTTCCGCGTTGGAGTGCAGATGAAGACCGGCACCCACGCTCATCGCGGCTGGCAAGGGCAAGGCACCGACTGGGCGAACCCACGCCCGCCCGCCGTACCGGCGACACTCCATCTAACACTCGAGGAGTACTACGCCGCCGCGGCCCTGATGGGGTTGCTCGCCGCCCAGACCGGCGAACCCGACATGGACTGGTGCGCCGAGTGGGCGGTGAAGATGGGCAAGGAACTCGCCGCGAAAACCCGCAAACAGAAACGATGACGCCGCGCCTGCCGCGGGGACTCACGCGCGACGCGAAGGGCTGGCGCGTCACGGTCGGCCTCGGCGGCGGCCGTGTTCAGCGCCAACGGTTCCCGCCGACGCTCTCGCGCGAAGATGCCGAAGGCAAACTCGCCGACGCGCGCAAGAAGTGGCGCAGCGCCCGCGGCGGCGCCGGCGTGGGCAGTCTCACGGCGGACATCTCGCGGTATCTGACGGACCACTGCACCGGCCGGCCCCACCATGACGAGCGGCAGCGACATCTCGAGCTCTGGGAAACCGCGCTCGGCGCCGACACTCTCCGCGCGACGATTCGCACCGATGACGTCGCCCGGGTGCTGAACGGCTGGCGCGCCGGCGGACTCGCCGCGGACACCTGCAACAAACGGCGGACCGCCCTGCTCGCGCTCTTCCATGCGCTCGACGGCCGCAGCGGCTCCAATCCCGTGCGCGACGTGCCGAAGTTTCGACCGCCCGACGCCCTCCCGCGTGGGTTGTCCTACAGTCGGATCCGCGCCGCGCTCGATTTCCTGCCGATCTGTAAAACCCGAGCGCGCCTCGAAGTCCTCGCGTACACCGGGATCCGCGCCGGCCAGTTGATGAAACTCACACCTGATGCGTGGGACCACCGGCGCCACGTCTTAACCGTCCCAGGGACGACAAAAGGCCGCGGAACGAAGCCCTATGTCGTACCGCTGATGATACAGGCCAGAGACGCGCTCAAGTCCCTGGACGCGCTCGACGCCTGGGGGCCGTTCACCTGGGCGCCGATGGCGCGCATGTGGAAAGCTGCCGCGATCAAGGCGAAGCTCCCGGCGCACGTTCGCCCGTACGATCTCCGACATTCATTCGGGACAGCGATTTACCAGGCGACCGGCGATCTGCAGGCCGCGCGAAAGCTCCTGGGGCATTCGTCGCTGCGCGTGACGGAACGCTACACGCTCGCAGCGGTGCCCGAGCGCCAGCGGTCGGCGATCCACGCGATGCAGCAGCGGATGCCGAAGGCGAAACTGCCCACCCGCACTGCCCACTCGCGAAAAAATAGAAGGAAAACCCGTGCAGCGTAG